GGTGCAGTTGCAAGTCACGAACGCCTGATTCTGATCCTCTCATCCTTTGGGTGGGTGGGGCTTCGGCTCCACCCCCCCTCAGCGAGGAACCATGGCTATAGACCTAGCAAAGTTCAGAAGTTGGGCCAGAATCCCGCACACGGATGACGATCCAAGTATTTCGATCGCCTGGTCTGCCGCAGTACGCGAACTTGAAGAGCGCACCGGGTGGTGCGTGGAGAGTGTCACCAGGACGCAGTGGGTGCCCTCAGCGCCCTTGACGAACTATGGCGGTCTGTACCTCCGTTTGGAGCGCCAAGGCGACCTGGCGGGCACTACGGCCGTCTACAGCGACAGCACGACGGTGCCGCTCACGGGCACGTGCTCCAAGATCCAAATCAATGGCCTGGTCTACGTCGATATGGAAATTGACAACTTGACCTACCCAGTGACCCTGACCGTGACGGCCGGGAACGCAGCGCTCAACCCGCTGCTAGAGATGGCGCTCCTCCAGCGCGTGGCGCACCATGTTGCAAGCCGCGGCGATGACACGGTAGCCCTGGACTCGACCTACTGGGATAGGGTGACATCAATGATGGGCAAAGGAATAGCGTAAGTGGCTGGGCACGTTCCATCCGGGATGATGCGCCTCGTCATGACGGCGCAGAACCCAGTAGCCACGCTCGACGCGTTCGGCCAGGCTTCTGAGTCTTGGCTCTCGTTCGCCAACATCCCGGTGCACATTGAGAACGCCAACACGGAAGAGACAATGGATGACGGCGGTTCAAGCGTGCGCACTGATTGGCGCATCCTCGCTGCTTTCCACCCGTCGGTGACTACCCGCTCCAGGCTGCTGCTCGTGGACAACGGCACTACGCGCACGTTCTTTATCAAGGGCTGCTGGGATCGGGATCAGAAGCGCCGGCGACTAGAGATCAATGCCGTAGAGGTGACAGAATGAGGTTCCATGATCGATACATGGGCTCGACTCGTCGCGGCAGCAGCGGTTCTGTGACCACCGGAAGTTCCGTGCGCATCACTATCGATACAGATGAAGTGACCAAGACATTGGCGCGGCTTTCGCCCATGCTGAACGAAGCAGTGCGCAAAAAGGCAATCCGTAAGGGCTTTAAGCCGTTTGTAGCAAACCTTAAAGCGGTGCTGGTAAATGCGCCCTACATCCGTAGCGGAAAGAACACGCATCGCAAAGCAATCGGATCCGCTACTCGCGTCAGTTCGCCCAAGCGAATGGGCCCTGCCGGCGCACCGATCCGCGCCGAGCTCGGGGTGCAACTTGGCAAGAAGGGCGGAGCACGCGCACGCGGCCGGCAGTTTGTGTTTCCCTGGACGGAGAACGGATTCGTGCACAAGCACTCCGGACGCATGATCCCAGGTAATCACTACGGCGAGATGTGGGGCAAGGCGAACGTAGCGAGGATCATGCAAGCGATCAGTTCCGAGATTCTGATTGAGGCTCGAAAGATCCTCGGAATAGGGAATACCAGTGTCCCTAAGTAATATTCAACGCGCTGTGCAAGTTGCGTTAGAAATAAATGGTGACGCATTTTCCGGTGTACGCCAAGCAGGCGCTGCAACACCGTGTTACGTTTACGAGATTACCAGCGCTTCAATTGATGTGGCGGTATCAGGCATTCCAACCTTGTGCCATTGGACAATGACCGTGCAAGTCGAAGCCATAGCGGACACGGTTGAACAGTGCCTCAAACTCGTTGACTATGTCCGCGACGCATTCAAGTTGCCAATTACCAACGCCACCTACGACTGCGTGATGGTGCTGTCGGCGTTCAGCGTGACCATGAGTACAGAATCAATCGATGACGGCAAGACCGATGCGGAGCGCATTGGCACTATTCAACTTGAACTACTTGTACAGGAGACCACCTAATGGCAATCACTCCCGGATACGGCGGGTCGCTTTCACTTAACTTTGGCACTGCCGCAACTTACTTTGCAAAAAATGTGACTTTTAGCCACTCGCGCACGTCGCTCGATGCAACAAGTCTTTCGGACTTTGTTGAGAAGCGAATGCCTGGCCGCATTCAGCGCAGCGCCACCTTTGACTGCATGGCAGATTCCACTCTTGACGTCGCGATCCGTAGTCACATGAACCCAACAACCGTTGCTCTAGCTCAAGGAGCATCAGTGACGTTTACTTACACGGATAAGGGCTCACTGGCTTACCAGCTAACCGGACACATCACCAGCGCCACGCGCACTGATGACGGCTCTGGCCCTGGTATGTGGTCAATTACGGTTGAGGAGGCTTAATGCCGTTCGATCTCTCATCCATCTCACCAAAGCCGCGGCGCGTCGACGTGCCAGGTGTTGGCGTCATTATGGTGCGTGAGCCCACAATGGCGGATTACACCCGCGCGGCCGCTGATCCCTACTGGTGGGCGGCGTGTTTGTCCTGCATCGATGGCACTGCATTCGTGCACAACCATGCAGAGATGGCAAACGTGCGGGCCGACATCTGCTCGGCTTTGCTGGAGGAGATCAACCGGGAACGTTTTACGACGCCGCCGAACGGCGGCTCTGGAGAATCGCAGACGCAGAGCAACGCATGAACATGAGCGGACTCATTGCCAAGACGGAACTGACCACTCTGGAGCGGTGCGAGTGGCTGCTTACGGCCCTGGTGTGCAACGCTGTCGGGCAGAAGCCACAACGCTGCATTCCGTGGTTGAAGAAGGAGACCTATGGCAGATAAGAGCATGAAGGCTGTCATTCGCGCTGAAGTGGATCCGTCCGGCGTCATTAAGGGCGTCGCTGCGACCAATCGCGAACTGGCCAAGTTAAACAGCAAGACCAGCGCTATTGCTGTCGGTGCGTCGTTCAACATGGCGCAGCAGGGCTTCCAGATGCTCATGGGCGCGTTCCGCATTATGGATCGGCGCATGACTGAGATGGCGCAAATGTCTACGCGGTTCTCGCCTGAAGCCCAGCGCGGAGTAATGGAAACGCAGATTGCCAAGATCAACCAAGAGATTGAAATGGCCAAGGCATACGGCCTTGATGTTGCGGGTGTTGAACGCGCTAAACGGCAAGGCATTACCGAACAAACTCAAAGCGCTGTCAAGGCATCGGGCAGTGGGCAATTGGCGTTTACCGAATCTATCAAGCAATCCGGTGAAACGATGATGAACAAAATGATTGATCAGTTGATCATGACTTTTGCTGATCCGTCCAAGAAATTCAGCAAGGAGAATTTGACGGACGTATTGGGAATGTTTGGAACAGGTCTTGGCACATCCGGTCAAGAGGCGACCAAGGGCATGAGCGACAACCCGCGGCGCGACGAGGAAGTCCTGCGCCAAATCCATAGGACTTTGAAAGGTGGCTCTTAATGGCTCCGAGTTTTACGTTTGTTGAAAAGGCAAACAGCCGCAGTTATTCGTTAGTGGCAACGCCTGGTGAATCGTTTGTCACCATTCAATACTTGATGACGGCATCCGGAACTGCCTCTGAAGCAGATATTCGTGGAGCTGCTGGAGTGCCACTAAATCGCATTTCATCGACGATCTACTCTGGTGACCCGTATCTGAAAACGATGGTCATCCGTGAAGTAAACATTGAGCCGATACGAGAACGGCAGAACGCGTGGATCGTCACGCATCGAGCAAGCACTCGTAACGCGTATCCGGGGGCGAACTCAACTGGCGCGTATTGCACCTGCACCCGCGCTACCGTTGTTCGATCAACTGCGATGTATCGGAAAAATGCTACGTTCCCAACAGATGGCACAGTTGCGTTTGCTTCAGGTGCAGACATTGCTGGCGACAAAGTCGACACCAACGGCAAACCAAAGGTGTACGACGTACCTCAGCAACTAGTCACTATTGAAACTCAATACGACCGGACGCTCCCGCAAGGTTCGCCCGCCGCTGAACCACTGTGGGCTACCTACACCTCGTACGTCGGCAACCGCAATAGCGCTGAGTTCCTTGGTTTCCCAATCGGAACACTGCTTTACCAAGGCTTTCAGACTGCACCGGAAGACAATTACTACCGGATGAGCCATACTTTCTTGTACGACGCCTGGTACCACCTTGACCAAATCCCTGCGCCAAATCCAACTGGCGAACCAGTCTTAGTTGCTGGAGTCACGATCGGTGATATCCCAATTCTGCAAGTCGACAAAGTGGTTTTCCTGCAACGGTACGACACGCTCTCCGCGTTCTCCGGCATCCTCGCAGCAGCAGACCTGACCGCGTTGACTAGTCCGAAACCACTGGCAGTTGCATAATGGCTTGGCAGAACCCCATCTTCCAAGGAAACCTTTACGGCGGCCTCACCAGGTTCGCTATGAACGGTTTCGCGCAGACTCAACGGGTGGCTACTGCTAACGCGGCCGGTATCAAGTTTGCCCAGGGTGAAGCGTTTGCCAAGGCGCCTACGAAGTCTGTCTTAGTCACACTGGAGTCTGCCACGCTCTACACGGCAAACAGATGGACCTACGCGGTCAAGATCTTCTTCCCAACGCCGCTAGCCGGTGGCGGCATCACAGTACCGACTAACGACAAAAGCGGGACTTATGCCACCGCAATCAACTTGCGTGAGTTTCACAACACTTCAACGCTTGTCGATGGCATGAACATCTCTACGGCTCCGGCGGCGACAGTCGGCCCAGTGGGATCTATTTACAGCACTAATACAAGTTCATGGCCAACCTCACAGCTAAGCGCCAAGGTCGAGCTGCACGTCTGCCACGATAGTTCCGGCGCCGTCTTTGCCTACTTTGACCGACCAAACCCAATGAGGTGTACTTGATGGCTAATCTCACGCTCGTCACTCCCATTCCGCCGCAAGTCATCTGCAAGGGTGAGGTGTTCGCGGTATCGATGCACGTCCACGATGACGGATCCAATTTCCACTGGACGAACGCAGGATTCACACCCAAGGGCTACATCACCGTGGGCACGGTCACCCTGCAAGGCACTGGCGCTGTAGTCAACGCTGGCGGCGGCACGGCCACCGTGTCCTGGACTGCGGTGCAGACGCTGACCGTAGACGCCAATGCATGGGGCACCATCGTCCTTTACGCCGACCCGACATCCGGCAGCGAGAACCGGCACATCGCAACCATCTTCGCACGCATCACAGCAGAAAGCATTCCATAATGTTTACATCGTTCTTTCAGAAAGCAATGTTGTCGGGGACATTTGTGCCCGGCATTTATGGCAGTCGCAACGCAGCGGGATTCGTCCTCGATGCCGTTCTAAATAATGAAAGCCTCGATTGCCTTTGGATTGGCGATAGCAACACGGGATATAACGGGTGGGGGTGGTGTGACGGATTCCAGCACGGGCTTTGGCAAGCTGGCTCAAATATGTACGGCTCAATGCTTTGGTTCCCTTGGAATTCGCAAGCAGCCATGGGATACCGATCTCAGACGTTTTCATCCTTTAGTGCTAATACTGCAACAGGATTGGTTGCCGGAACAGGCGGCAGCAGTGGGGCAAATGCAGGTCTAAAATCAACCTATAGCGTTGGTGGTGGACAACTGACAATCCAAGGAACTGCCGGAACTTCGCCTGATTTTGTGGATGTTCCCAATGCTGGAAGAACGTCCAGTGACTCATACAGCGAAACGTCACTTTGGATGTACATGCGAAACATCCAAACCGGATCAGAAAGTGCAATCAATGAGTGCGTTCCTGAACCGATGCCAATCGGATTTAATGACAGCCTCACGTTCCGAGCGCAAGTAAATTTGAGAAACACCGGAGTGCAGAAGTTCACATCACGTTGGGCAAACACAAGCGGCTCACTTAATGATGGAGCAAATACAACTGCTGTCTCGGGATCTACAACGGCGTGGACAACCTATACACATAACATTCCAGCCGGTTCTCGCTTTGTATATCCGGTTCAATCAAATTCTCCAACACTAGTTGCACAGAACGTTATTAAAGTGGCTTTGGACGGAAGTGGTGTGGGTGGGATTTATGCCATTCAGGCTGGTACTTCGCTTGGAATTTGTAGCGTGTACCGACCATCTACTATCGGTAGTTCGTGTTCGATCATGGAGTATCGAGGAGGCGCAAAACTGTCAGATCTTGCTTCTGACATTTCATTGGCAGCAACTGGGTTCTGCAATATGCTTCTCAAGGAAACACGGGAACGCCAAATTGCTGCGGGTGGTACTGGTCGAGTTTTGATCTGCATTCAGGGTGGCGTTAATAGCGGTGATACTCCAGCAGCAGCCGTTGCGGCTGTTGAAAGCATGAAGACAAGTTTGAAAGCGCAATGGGCAGCACTTGGATACCCGGCAACCGATTTGTATTTCTTGTTTATGGTGAGTCACCCGGTCGATGCTGGTGATGCTACATTGACCGCGTTGCGGTCTTACGCAAAGACTTACTACACAGAAAGTGCAGATACGTTATTTGTTGACCTCAATGAGATTGCACCGTATGAAAAAATCCTTTCAAATAATTGGTATGCCTACGATGGCAATTCCCATCTTGATGAAGCCACCCGTGGATACGAAGCAATCAGCAGCGCCATTGTGATGCGCCTTTGTAGGTACGCAATTTCGTGATCTACCTCGCCGTCATCGTCCTGCTGCTCACCGGCTGTGCATCGAGCACGGCGGCGATCTCGCAGAGTGCCAACACTTCGCGAGAGGCGGCGACGTCGGCACGCTCCCACCTGGCGAAAGCCAACGCGGAGCTCGAGCGCATCGAGGCGCTTGCCGCAGAGATCTCGGCACGGATCCCGTACGTCTCTGATGATGTTCCTGCGATTTACTCGACGCTCCAGTATGTATCAATCGCAGTGGTGGCCGCTGTGATTGGAGCACTTATCTACACCTACATACCACGAGGCCGCTGATGCTTACGACTGCCCAATATACGACCTGGCTCTTAGGACTTGTAATTCTCACCTTCGCTGCCGGGTGCAGTGTTGGCTCAACCTTCCGCCGCACCCGCATTTCAACAAAGGCTTCCAATGCTCAACCTCGCAAGCGCTGAATCGTTCTTAGGGTCTATCTTCTTCGCCACTACTTTGGGCCTCATCGGTGCCCTGGCAGGGTACTTTTGGTGCCGCAGTAAGGGCAATAAATGAGCCGACGGCGCTGTTGTTGCGGTGGGTCAAATCTCTTTTGTTCGTGTCCCACAAACGCAAGCGGTTACGTTGGTACTGCGTGCCAATGCACTCTGCTCAATTGCGATAGCCCGCCAGCAGGGCTTGCGGGTTGTTGCACGCAAGTCTTTAGCATTTCGGCTACGTGCAGTGGGATGCTTTATGCGCAAAATGCCCACTGCGTTTTTAACGCTGGGGACAGTACTACTGTTGCAATGATCCCAGACATATGGGCTCCGGCTACTCCAGCAGCTTGCGTTGTTTGTTCGGGAACTGGGGTATGTACTACAGGTACAACAGCAGACGATTGGGTCAATTTCCAAACAAACTACCCGTGCCGTTCTTTTCCTATCACTCCATACATGATTAACCGGTGGACGGCAACACCTACAAACTGCACGTTTACGGGGCCAATTCCTTGGGCGCAAAGATACGCGCCGACCACTTGCGTGGACGCAAACTTTTGTTGGGTAAATGCTTACATGGAATCCTTTGTGCCAACTTTGTATCACGGCACTTATAGCGCCACATTCAAATGGCAAGTCATCGGCACTAATTCCCGCCGCCCGACGGTTTGCAATTCGTCAAACTACAATTCAGTCAACATCACAAAATTGTCATCGTCTTCCAATTGCGGTATGGATATCACTTCGTTTGAAGTTGTTTGCAAGACCATTGACGGCCAGGCGTATTTCATTGTGCAGTTGGCTTGGACACCTTTGATGGACGTCACAATTACGGGCCCTGGCTTTGGCGGGAATGCATGCTCCGGGCCGACGCCGCCGTCTGCAATTAACCAATCCAATTTAACGTATGGCACTGGCTTTACTACAGGCGGCTTTGGGCCCATCGGTTGTGGAAGTGTCCCCATTGCAACCGTGTTTGTTCGGTATCGCATTCCAGTCGGAGCGCCTGGAGATCAACCATGCGGTATTCGCCCTGGCAGTTACGCGCCGTACGAACTTTTTGACCCTGCAAACAATTTCCATATTTCAACGTTGGGCGCGTTCCCATCGCTAACCGTTTCATGATTATTAACATTAATTACGCCTTTGGCGAAGTCGCCCGCACCCGATGCTTTGAAATTCAAACCGATGGGGAATTGTCTCCTGTTGAATGCCCTAGTTTTGAACCCAAGCAATTCGACGCAATCGTCAACCCGTTGCGGGTTGGTCTTGGCGACGTGGTCGCCGGTGCCACAACTGCTGTCGGCATCAAGCCTTGCGGCGGGTGCGCTCGGCGTAAAGCCGCCATGAACAAGGCAACGCCAGGGTGGGTATCCACAATTCTGTTGCGAAGTTCCCAACTGGTCGATAGACTCAAAGCACGCGTATGGAAGCGCTAACGGGAGCCACGATGGCTCCGAGCGTCGCCAGCGCAATGCTTTGAGAGGAGCATTCAATGTTGGATCTACTGCTAGTTTTGTCGGGCTGTTTCAGCATGGGGGTGTTTATGTTGCTGCTGCTGGATCCAAGCCATGAGGCTTGCAAGCCGGAGGTGCGCAAGTGAACGAACTCACCACCAACGAGATCAACCCTGGCGCGATTGTCAAGCGCAACGAGGAAGTGTGCAGGATCGTCGGGCCCATCGTCCGCGCCAAGTACACCCAAGTCATCCAGGGTCGCAATTACTTGACCGTGCAGGGAGCTCAGGCGATCGCCTCGTCGCTCGGCTACACCAGTGGCACTGCCAGTCTCCGGCACGTCGAACCGACGGAAAGCGTTGCCGGCTACTGGGAAGCGACCTGCACGGTCTTGTTGAATGGCGTCATAGTGGGCTCGGGCATCGGCTCGGTCTTTGATGACGAGCGCCCGTGGAACACCCGCCCACAGTTTGCACGCCAAATGATGGCGCAGACTCGCGCTACTGGCCGTGCGCTCAAGGGCGTGATGGGTTGGGCGTTTGCAGCGCTCGACTACGAGGGCAGCATCGCTGAGGAGATGCCCGAGCAAGAGCCCACGATGCCTCAGGACGCGCCCGCGCCTCGCAAGGCACTCGCTGCGCCCTCCAAGGCGTCGAAGCCCGCAGAAGGCAAGCCAGCGCCTAAAGGCGGTCAGCAGGTACGCGGCATTTGTGCAGGAGTTGACCCAAAGACGGCAAAGTCTGGCAAGCAATACTGGCGCGTAGGGCTTGAAGCCAATGGCGTGGAATGGTTTACGTCATTCTCGGCGGTTGATGCCGACATCATCGGCAAGTTGGTCATTCTCCACCTGAAGCCATGGCAAGACGGCGTCATCATCACGGATATTCAGGTGGTGGTGGAAGAGGAGGTGCCGTTTTGAAGCCAACTACCCAAATATGTGCCACTTGCCAAAACTGCGCAACGTTGATTGCGTTGCTTGAAGACGCAAACATGCTTGTTTCCCAGTTGAGATGTTCAAATCAACACATGAAATTGCAGTTTGCTACTTACAAGACTCAAATCTCGCGTTTGAAAGATGCTGCGAAGAGTCGACGCATGAAGAAGACATTGAGGGGACACGATCCAAAGAACGCTGTCCAAGCAGACATGATTGCCAGCGCGGTTGACCGAGCGATCGGAGGCGACTCTTGACCCGTCCCCAACCATCGGAAGTGTGGCGCTGCGGAGCGCTCGACGGCACGCAAAAGTTGGTGCTGTTGGCAATTCTTGACTACGGACGCCTGGCTTACCCTCGCCAGGCAGTGCTGGCAGCGAAGTGTGGCATCAGCAAATCGACTTGCCAGCGCACCGTTGACGGATTACGCGCAAGTGGCGTTCTGACAACGAGTAGCAAGGGCAAAGCGCTTTCGTACCGAGTCAACTTGACAGGGCAGGAGATACCTCAATCTGACGTTTCACGAAACGTCAATCTGACGTCGGAGAAACGTCAAATTGACGTTTCTAGCGACGTCAATTTAGCGTCGGGATCCTATCTAGTCCATAGAACTATCCCATTCAACCAGCAAACGGCTACCGCCGTGAGCGGGTGGGAGGTTCAAGATGACATAGCAAACCGGATCAAGCAACGTGACCCGAGAGCGGACATCAAGAGCCACTGCTCGGTCTGCCGGCGGGTGCTGATCTCGTACGGCCTGAGCGACCGTGACGCAGTCGGCGCCTGGCGTCTGCTACTTGAGCATTGGGCCCGCAGCGGCAATGACGCGTACAGCACACTGAAGTTCCACACCGAGAACCTGGGAGGCGCACGTGACGTCGCCAAGGTTGTCTTACACCGATTGCAAGGAGTCGCATGAGCCAACCACAGAGCCTTGAAGA